CAGTTACAACAGAGTTAGGAACATTTAAGGGTAACTGGGCAGCATCAACATCGTATGTTATTAGAGACTTAGTAAAAGACACATCTACCGGAAATATCTTTTTTGTAAACACAGCTCATACTTCTAGCGGTAGTCAACCACTTACCTCTAATGCAAACTCTGCAAAATATTCACTTATCGTAGATGCTTCTTCTGCTACTACCCAAGCCACTAATGCTTCTACAAGTGCAACTGCTGCTGCTAGTTCAGCAACAGCCGCAGCAAGTTCTGCAAGTACCGCTTCTACGCAAGCATCTAACGCAGCAACTTCTGCGAGTACCGCAAGCACACAAGCAACTAATGCAGCTAGTTCTGCTACTGCTGCCGCTGCAAGTGCTACTGCCGCTGCTGCTAGTGCAGACAACTTTGATGATACTTACTTAGGTGCAAAGTCAAGCGATCCCTCTACAGACAATGACGGAGATGCTTTGGCTGCTGGTATGCTGTATTTTAATACAACTACTGATGCTTTAAAAGTTTACAATGGTTCATCTTTTCAAACAGTAACAGCAGGCACTATTTTAAGTTCTGTAGCAAGCGATACTACACCGCAGCTTGGCGGCAACTTAGATACTAACTCTCACAATATACTAATAGATGATGCACATTATATAGGAGATGAAAACAACAAAGAGCAGATTATATTTCAAACTACCACAGATGCAGTAAACCAGTTTGATGTAACAAATGCAGCAACAAGCAATGCACCAAAGCTATCTGCAACAGGTGATGATAGCAACATAGATTTAGACCTAGAAGCAAAAGGTACAGGTCATGTTACTGTACGAGGGAACACTAATCCCGGTGCTATACAGTTTAACTGCGAGAGTAACTCACATGGACAAATTGTAAAATCACAACCGCATTCTGCTTCAGTTACAAACATACTCACACTACCACCGGGAAGCGATCAAGAGATAGTAGGTGCAAGTGCTACACAGACTTTAACAAACAAAACTATAGATGCTTCTCAGTTATCAGGTACAGTTGCTAATGCAAGACTAGATGCACAGTTACAGGATGTAGCAGGGCTTGCTGTAACAAATGGTAATTTTATTGTAGGAGATGGCAGCAACTTTGTAGCAGAAAGTGGATCTACAGCAAGAGCAAGTTTAGGATTAGCTATAGGATCTGATGTACAAGCTTTCGATAGTGATACAGCAAAGACAGATGTAACACAAAGTTTTACAGCACCGCAAAGAAATGCTTTGACTGTAGATAATGACGGCAGCCTAGATATGAACGCAAATAATAATTTTAAAATTACTCCATCTGGTAACTTTGCATTAACATTTACTAACCATGCAGATGGACAGTCTGGTTATATATTACTTATAAATTCTGGAGGGCATACAGTATCACTTCATGCAAATACTAAAGCAGATGCAAATTTAGCAGCAACAGTATCTAGTGCAGGAACCTATCTTATATCGTATTTATCAGATGGCACTAATGCTTTCTTAACAAACTCAGCGGTGTTTGCATAATGGGTATTCTGCAAAACAGTAATGCAATACCAGTTGCTAGTGCCGGAGGATTTCATGATCATCAGATAAAACAGAGCTGTAGATTTGATTCTAGTAGTACATCTAATTTATCTCGTACTTTAGGAACACCAAGCAATAGTGATATTATGACTATAAGTGCTTGGATTAAAAGAGGTAAACTTGGAAGCACACACTATAAATGGGCAGGATTTGGTTATTCTTCAGGTGGTGGTGATTTTGGTATGATAGGTTTTAATGGTAGTACAGCAGATATATTTGAAGTATATGATTATCCATCAAGCAGTTTAAATTATAAAACAACCCAAGTCTTTAGAGATACTGGAGGTTTTACACATTTTGTTGTAAGATTAGATACTACACAGTCTACAGCAGGAGATAGAGTTAGAGTATATGTAAATGGAACAGAAGTAACTAATTTTGGAACAGAAACTAATCCAAGTCAAAATGCTGATTTAGGATTTAATACTTCTGGAAGAACATTTTATGTAGGAAGTGCAGGAGATACTAGTAATAGTGCTTATCAACCTTATGATGGTTATATAGCAGAGTTTATTATGACAGATGGACAATCTTATGCACCTACACAATTCGCAGAAGAAAAAAATGGAGTATGGATTCCAAAAGACCCAACAGGTACAACATTTGGTACTAATGGTTTTCATCTTAAATTTGTATCTGGAGCTATTGGCACAGACAGTAGTGGAAACGGAAATACATTTAGTACAAGTGGCTTAACTGACACAAACGTTGTGTTAGATAGTCCAACATTTGGGAGTTAAATAGAATGGCATCTTCAGGAAATTTTGCAACTTTATTAAATGGTTTACTATATCAGGTAGGTACGAATACAACATATAGTCTTGGGAATTTAAAATACCAATCAAGTACATCAGGTGAGTATTCTTTACAAGCAAGTACATTAGCACCTAGTAGTGGTAAATGGTATGCTGAAATGTATGTTAATACAGTAGGAAATCTTAATTTTTTATGTTTAGTAGGAGATGTAGGTGTTTCTGATACCACAAATAGAGACGCTTATCCAAATAGGACATCTAATGGAGGTATGGGTTATGCTCAAACTGGATTTGTAAGATTTAATAATTCAGATACTTCTAGTGGTTATTCTACTTATACAACTGGAGATATAATACAGATAGCTTTTGATATTGATAATACGAAAGTATGGTTTGGTAAAAATAACACTTGGCAAAATTCAGGAGACCCAGCTAATGGTACTAATGCTTCATATACAAATTGGACTACTACTTATGGTACACTACCCAGACATTGGCATGTTGCAGGAAATATAGGAAATACTGGAGCAAATACTTTTAATTTTGGTGGTGACAGCTCTTTCGGAGGGGCAAAAACAAGTGGCTCTGCAAACGCAAGCGACTCAAATTCAGTGGGGAATTTCTTTTATACACCTCCTAATAACTTTCTTGCCCTATCAAGTTCTAACTTACCTTTATCAGATGACATAGACCCAGCACAGACTGATGATGATTATCCTAGTAAACAATTTGGTGTGGTTACTTATACTGGTAATGGTGGTGCTTCTCAAAGTATAACAGGATTAGGATTTCAACCAGACCTTGTGTGGCTCAAACAAAGAAGTGCTAGTGAATTATATTCAAATAATTTAATAGATAGCACTAGAGGTAGGTCAAAAACTCTTTATTCTTCACGAGCAGATGCAGAAGCAACATCAGCTTCAGATAGAGATTTTGGAACTTTTGATAGTGATGGTTTTACTGTTTTAGACGATTATAACACAAATATGAATCAAAGTTCTATAACAAATGTAGCATGGTGTTGGAGAGCTGGGGGAGGGGTAACCTCATCAAACACAGATGGTTCAATAACTACTACAGTACAAAGTTCTACTTCTGGAGGTTTTTCTATATCTAAATATACATCCAATGGTAGTGGACAAACTTTTGGACATGGATTAGGAGCAACACCAGATTGGTTTATAATTAAAAAAATAGATAACCAAGCTAGAAATTGGATGAGTTGGCATAAAGATGTATCTACAACTACAACTGGATACTTTAGATTTAATACAGATAACGCAGAAGAAAATGATACTCTTTGGAATAATACTGCTCCTACGAGTTCTGTTATATCTGTGCAAAAAGATACAACAGAAGTAAATAGTCCTTCAGGAGATAGTTATATTTGTTATGCGTGGAGAGGAATTGAAGGCTTTAGTAAATTTGGAAAATATACTGGAAATGGTAATGCTGATGGACCATTTGTTTATACAGGGTTCAGACCTCGTTTGATATTTGTGAAACTAAGAAATAGTGCAGGTGATTGGTGGATACAAGATACTGCAAGAAGTACATTTAATCCTTTAAGTAAATATATTGCTTGGAATAGGAATGATGCAGAAGCAACTGGTATTGATGTTGATTTTTTAAGTAATGGTTTTAAAATTCGTACTTCAAGTGGTGATTTTAATAGTAGTGGTGCTACTATTCTCTATGGAGCATGGGGTGATGTGCCGACAAAGTACGGAAATACATTTTGATAATTTTAGGAGGTGAAATAATATGTGGGCTTATATAAAGGATAACAAGATACAGGAACTTATTAGGTTTCCTAAACCAATGGTGATAGATGGTGTAAAGCATCCAAGACAAATCTTTACTGCATGGACTGCTGCGGAAAAAAAAGCTATAGGAATACTACCAGTAACTTCCGGTACTAAACTTGATGATAGGTTCTACATATCTAATAATGAAACCTATGCAATAGCAAGCGATGGTAACTCTGTAGTTGGAACAATAACAAAAGCAAAAAACAAATCACTTACAGATACGAATGAAGTTAATGAAGATGGATCTAAAATGCTTGATGAAAAAGGAAATCAAGTTGTAACTCCGGGGCTGCGAACTATAGCAAAACAAAAAGCAGATACAACAGCTTATAGTATGTTAAGTAGATTTAGTTGGTTAGTAGAAAGAAAGATTACAGCAGATGTTGCAATACCTTCTGAAGTGACAACCTTTATGAAGAGTGTCAGAGATGCACATAAATCAATATGCGATGCAATAGATGCGTGCAATTCAATGACTAAATTTATTGCAATTCATACTGATGAATATAATGAAGATGGATCTTTAAAGACGATTGCTAAAATACACGACTGGCCAGATGATTACGATGTTAAGAGCTACTACAGATGACTATTGAACCTATATTTATATGGAGTGGATTACTCTCAGTTATTATAGGGATGCTCTCTTATATGTTTACCATGTTGGTGCGAAAAGTTCAGGAGCTACAAGAACGACTGGTAAATACCAGAGAAAGTTATGCAACCAAAGTAGAGTTAAAAGATATGAAGCAAGACTTTCATCAAGACATAAAGCAAATATTAGATCAGCTTAAAACATTAAACGAAAAGATAGATAACCTGAAAATACAACATTAAAAAGCAGGTACTAAACTACCTCAAGAATCATCCTGAGCCATTTAAACGGCTCGTAATTTTACACATTATAGGCATAAAATGATAGATCCAATATCAGCATTAGGAATTGCTACGGCTGCATTTAATACAGTTAAAAAAGGTTTTGAAGTAGGCAAGGATTTAGAGTCTATGTATGGAGATGTGGGAAGATGGATGGGAGCTGTCTCTGATATAAACGAAGCAGAAAGACAATCAAAAAATCCACCTATATTTAAAAAAATATTTGTTGGAGCAAGCGTTGAGGAAGAAGCACTAAATGCTTTTGCAGCTAAAAAAAAAGCACAAGCTATGGAAACAGAGTTAAGAAATTTTATTAATCTTACTCATGGCCCTAATGCTTGGAATGAATTATTGCAGATGCAAGGTAAAATAAGAAAACAAAGACAGGAGATGATTTATAAACAGCAAGAAAAAAAAAGAAAAATTATGGAGTATTCTTTTATAGCTGTGTTTGGTCTTGTATCTGTTTATTTGTTTTATTTATTTGTTGCTTATCTGTTAACTATAAAAACAGCAAAGTCGCATGACTGTTTAAATTTTCATCCAGAAGCTATGGTAAAATATTATTTTATATGCGTTAATGAGGGGCCGGGTATTGCTCAAGCCGAAAAAGAAAAAGACGAAAAACATTTAGATAACACAACAATAACAGTAGAGGATTAATATGCTACAAGCATTACTAGGGCCAATAGGAAATATTGCCACAACATTTTTAAAGAACAGAGCAGAGAAAGCAAAAGCAAAACAAAAGCTAGCAGTTGCAAAAATAGAAGCTGCAACAAAGAAAGTACAGAGTGATGCGAACTGGGAAGAAAAAGCTATGGATGCTTCCGCTACTAGTTGGAAGGATGAACTCTGGACTTTGCTCTTTTGCGGAATAATAATTGCGTGCTTCATACCGGCCTGCCAGCCATATTTATCTGATGGTTTTAAATTTTTAAGAGAGGATTGCCCTGATTGGCTATCTTGGGGTATATTAGCAAGTATAGGTGCTAGTTTTGGATTAAAGTCCATAGGCCAATTTAAAAAGTAAAGGAGCAATCATGATTAAAGAATTATTGGAAGTTATTAAGAAAGAAGAAGGCAGTAAGATGAAAGATGGTAAACACATACCATATCGATGCAGCGAAAATAAACTTACTTTGGGATATGGATTGCTCATAGATCCAGAAGTTCCCGGAGCTGGTATTACAGAAGCACAAGCAGAGATGTTATTAGAAACTTCTGTTAATCAATTCTTAGTAGAACTACACAGTAAATTACCTTGGTACAAAGAACAACCAGATCCAATCAAGATAGCATTGGCAAATATGGCATACCAGTTAGGTGTACCAAAGTTATTACAGTTTAAAAAAACATTAGATCATATCGAACATGGAAGGTATGCAATGGCAGCAGCAGAATGTAAAAACTCGCAATGGTTTCATCAGACGCCAAATCGTTGTGAGAGAGTAGCAGAAGTTTTTAACAATTATAGTAAAGGAGAATAAGATGCCCGGTTACATGAAAAAAAAAGCAGGAATGAAAAAAACTAAAAAGACTGCAATGAAAAAAGCAGGAACTAAAAAAATGAAAATGAAAACAAGTAGAAATAAAAGGTCTATGTACTAATGAAGAAACAACTTACAGATAGACAAAAGGCCACACTTAAAAGACATAGCAAACATCATACTGCAAAACACATGACAGAGATGCGTAAGCTAATGCGAGGTGGTAAGACTTTTACTCAATCACATAAAATAGCAATGAAGAAAGTGGGGAAATAATGCCATTTAGTAAATACAGTCCAAAACAAAAAAAGTTAGCAAGAGTTGCTAGTCCTAGAAATAAAATTACAGGTGCAGACTTTGCAAAACTAAGAAAAAAAAAGGGAGTAAAAAATGGCAGTAAGAAAATCCGCAAAGCGTAAGTTTGCTAAAGTACCAAAAACTAAAGGTGGTGTACCAAAGAAATATGTAGCAGGTGCAAAGAACCCCAAAGCAAGAGAAAGAGAGATCAAAAGGACTGCAAGATTATATAGGCTTGGCAAGCTAACGCCTGCAATGATGGATAGAATAAGCAAACAAAGGAGTAAAGGATAATGTCTAAATATGGAAGCATACCCGGTTCAGGAAGGTTCTCTAAATCTACACTTGATAAAGTATATAAGCGAGGATTAGGTGCATACTATAGTTCAGGATCAAGACCAAAAACTTCTGCACACGCTTGGGCTATGGGGCGTGTAAAATCTTTTGTTTCTGGTAAAGGTGGTGCAAGAAAAGCAGATAAAGATTTAATTAGAAAGAAGTCCTAATGCCTGATAAACAACCACCCAAAACTAAAAAGTATTTTCGATCTACCAAGTCTGGTGCAGGTATGACCAAAGCAGGTGTAGCTAGATACAGAAGAGAAAACCCCGGATCTAAATTACAGACTGCTGTTACAGGTAAAGTAAAGCCGGGAAGTAAAGCTGCTAAAAGAAGGAAGTCTTTTTGTGCAAGAAGTGCAGGGCAGATGAAGAAGTTTCCGAAGGCAGCGAAGAACCCTAACTCAAGATTGAGACAAGCAAGAAGGAGATGGAAATGTTAAAAAGATTATGGAATAAAATAAAAAATATCTTTAGCAAAAAAACTAAAAGAGGTAGACCAAAGAAACAATAGATTGACATATACTGTCACTAGTATATGATACTAGTATTGATGGAGGTTTATATGAAAACAATACTAGGTAGAACAGCTACCGATAAATGGTTAGCGTATCAAAGTAAAAGATTTGATAGGCATGAATTTTTAAAACAAGAATTACACTACAAGATAAATGCAGCCAATAAGTTTCTTGCACTTAAAGTTGATGGCAAGAAGATAGCTGATTGGAATATAACAAAGCTTGTAAGTGATACAAGAACACCGGCTACGATTGCTGCACAGATTATAGATCAGATCATGGCCTATGACTTGTCTTACAAAACTATGATAGGCTACTACAATACTTTTCGTAGTATCTTTAGTTTCTTTCTAGACAGCGGTTACACACATTCTTTTGCTTTAGGTATGGTCAAGTTTCCTAAGAGACAACATACAAGCTTTGATGTAGAGAACAAAGCAATCAAGATTAGCAAGGATAGAATACAAACTATCTTATCTAAGACTGATGCAGAATATAAACTAGCTGTTAAGTTTGCAGCATACACAGGTCTAAGACAAGGCGAACAAAGAGAACTGCGTTGGAAGGATATAAGCTTTGATAACAAAACTATATCTGTTACAAGATGCGTACAGTTATTTGATACAGTTGGTTTTACAAAAACAAAGAATGGTCAAAGACAAGTACCTCTTAGCGAATCACTTGCACAAGATTTAAAAGTATATCGTTTATTGCAAGGAGTACCAGACAAAGAAGCTTTGGTATTTCAGAACAATGGTAAGCGTATCTTTGGACAGAAGCTTAGAGATGTACTTAAGAAAGCTTGTAAGAAAGCAGGTGTAGAAGTGATAAGATGGCATGATCTTAGGCATTTCTTTGCTTCTATCTTACTGCAAACTTACGGAGATGACTTACACAAAGTAACAAGCTTTATGGGTCATGGATCTATAGAAATGACTAGAAAAGTTTATGGTCATTGGTTAGATGATCGTAAAAGAAATGCAGAGGATGCTGCAAAGCTTGACGAAGCTCTTAGTTGTCTGTAAAATCATTAGAAACATATTTAAAATCTTCATAATAATCTTTGTTGATAGCCTTGTCCAGAAACATCTGGGCAAGGTTCAACAGTTGTTTTTTGTCTACTGGTTTTCTGTAAAGCTTTCTATCTATTAGAATGCTTATCTCTGTCTCTGTTGCCCAGATAAGTATTTTTTTATCAGACGGAGAACTCGTCATCCTCTTTCTTTTCCTCTTTTGGTGTATTCACAAACAAATTAAATACAGCGACTTTTACTTTGTTATATCCTTCACCAGTTTTTCTAGATAACTGTATATTAATATTAGCATTTTTAGGATCAGAAAAATACTCTACTAGTTTTTGTCTAAGATCCTCGTCAGTAACATTTAACCATGCTGCTGCTTCTATCTTTTGTTCTGTTGTTATATCTTCATATATTTTTATTTTTGAGTTTCCAAATTCAGGTCTCATATTTCACACTCCTTAGTTCTTTTGTTAATAATTTCTAATAATATCTTACACTTTTTTTCATCTTCTTTTTTATATTCCATAAGGTATTCCTTATTTTTTTCAAAATACTTTCTTATTTCTGCTTTGTAATTAAACTTTACAATAGTTGACATTTGAATATTAAACCAAGCATCCCAATTATCTCTAGGATGAAAAGATACATCATCTATGGGATCATGGTCTCTTGCTTTTGTATTATCCTCCATAACTTTTGCATTAGGAAAAGTCTCCTTTATTCTATCTATATCATCCTGTAAAGGATCTTTCATTTTTTTATCATTTTCTTCTAATTCTTCTTTTATTACTTCTTTTGGACTTTTTGTATTTTCTTGCTGTTTTACCGCACTTAACATTTCTTCTGCTGATGCGTATTCACCGCCATGCAAACCTATACTAGATAAAGCTCTACCTATTGCAGAACTTTCACAAACTTCTACAGCAGATGTTTTAGTAATGTGTGATGATGCTCTTACCTCTTCAGCAAGTCCTGAGCCTATTACTTTATTATTGGCATCAATGATCTTTGCTTGAACTCGTACAACATTCTCATCTATGTGAAGCACATTTGTATCTATACCAAGGTTAAGGCCATAATGCCTTCTAAATATTTCAACTCTATCTTTGACCATCAAATACTTTTTATTACCTTTAACTTTTACACCAGCAGTTGCAGTCATCTTATCTGCTTCGGACATTACTACTTTATGATCTATATTACTCATACATACCTGCCCAGTCTACATACAAGCATCCGGCAAGATAACCAAGTATTAGCAACAACATAGAAAAACATATTATTTTGCCTATTATCATGTTTGTCCTATGTCTTTTGTGTATAGTAGTAATATCAATGTGTCTCTTAATCATATCAAAGTTAGATATTCTTTTCATTCTACTCTCCATATTTTTTTAGCATTTAATAAAACTTCTGGGTTCATGTCATTCCAACCAAACAACCCATTCCATTGAGGATCGCACAAGCGTAAGACATCTTCTATGTTATCTGCTGCTTTAAGCAATCTCTCCCTTCTTTGACAACTCTCAAAAATTAGCTGTAAAGACTCTTGTAACTCATCCTCGGTAGGTGAGAATGTTTTATATCCACCTCTGTTTGCATACACTATGGTTGGCATTTTATTTGTTAAATGATAATACCCTGCTATCTGTGTCATGTGTGCTGCTCTTATACTAGAGGGTAAACTATTTGATCTAGGAGCTTCATGCACATTGCTAGTCCATTGTGTTTTTAATTCTATACATTGACTATAATCTGGCTTGCCATTGTAAGGCAGTTCGCACTTTGGTAAGTCTCCAAATAAATCTACTTCGCCTTCTAATCTATTTAATCCATGTTGTTTCTGTACATCAATCAATCCTTCAATAGCATGATTAAATACTAGTTCTAGCTCTGTATGTGTTCCTTGGTCAGACTTTCTCCATTGCATCTCGCCTTTAATTTCTTTCTCAGCAAATTGACTTTCTAGTTTATATTGTATTTCTATCTTTTCTTTTTCCTTATCTCTCCAACTAGGGCTTTCATATTCTTGCAGTCTATCTTTTGCATACTTCAAAGCATCAGCAAGAGATACATCTTCAAGTAAATGTTTATCGCAAGCTTCTTGAACTGTTGTGCCTGCGTGCATCTTTGTATTTACAATCTTGTATTTATCTATTGTATCTATCGCTAAATCCCTGTCTCCATCTGTCTGATCTTTTAATATTGCCCAAGCTTTATCAAGTCTTGGTCTTATAATAAGTTTATCATAAAAGGTTTTTGCATCGCTTACAGCGGGATTGCTATGATGATGATAAGTTTTATTCCATTGACTCATACTGTTATATGTATAATATATCTACTATATGGTCAACAAGATATATAAATGATATGAAACTTAATGATTATAGATTGAAAAAAAAATGGTCTTATGGTCAACTTGCTATGATGACTGGAGCATCTCATGCAACTGTTGTAAGGCGTTGGTGTTTGCCACTTACACACAAAAATAGTATGATACCTGATAAGAAATTTATGCTATCAATAGTTAAACTTACAAATGGAGAAGTACAGCCTAACGATTTTTATTTTGAATGACAATTATTGTCAAAGGTGATTCGATGAGCCAATATGAAAGATTTAGAAAAAGTATGCAATGGAATCCAATAGCTTTTAAAAGACCAAACTCTGATAAGTGGATAGAGATGGAAGAGGATATAGTTATACAAGCAAGACAAGATTATGATAGAGGTCATATAGAAATGAGCCACAAGAAAGCGGCTAATGGTTTTACTTATCTTATGGTTAAGAAGGTACAGGACATGATGAACAAACCAAAGAAGCGTAAGCCTTATTTTGGGAAGGGTAAGTGAATGAAAAAATTAAAACACTCTCACTCTTCGCAGGTATCGGAGGGATCGACCTCGGACTTGAAGCAACAGGATATTTTGAAACAGTCCAGTTCGTTGAATACGACCCATACTGCCAACACATACTCAAAAGACATTGGCCAGATGTCCCTATTTGGGGAGATGTCAAAACCTTTGACCCGGACAGTTGCGGAGAAATCGACTGTATCGTTGGGGGCTTCCCTTGTCAGCCATTTTCCACCGCCGGGAAGCAAAAAGGCACGCAAGATGACCGCCACCTCTGGCCGAGAATGTTTGAAATTATTAAACACAAAAGACCCTCTATCATCCTTTGCGAGAATGTGTCTGGTCACATTGTCTTGGGCCTCGATGAAGTGTTACTTGACTTGGAAGGTGAAGGCTACTCCACGAGGGCGTTTGTTATTCCAGCTTCAGCAGTCGATGCCAACCATAAAAGAGAGCGTGTCTGGATTGTGGCCTACTCCAAGAGCAGCTCTAGGAATGTCTATGAAACTGACAGAAAACATGGCGAAGTTAAGACACAAAAAGTATTTGGAAACGGAAGTGGCATATCAACACCATCAGATGTACCCAACACCCAAAGCGAGGGATTGGAAGGACAGCGGATCGATAGAGAAACTAGCAGATCCAAAGAGACAGGAGAGCTTGATGCACAGAGTGGCAAAGCAAATGTATCTGACACCAACAGCCAACGAGGATTCAGCCGGGAGACCGGACAACAAGCAGCAGAAGATGTTGGGCAACAGTCCAGAGGTGAGGAACACAGGAAAGGGAGCATTGAACGCAGATTGGGTGGAGTGGTTGATGGGGTTCCCTCGTGGTTGGACGAACCTGACATCCCAAGAGTTACAACAAATCAAACGGGGAGGGTGCAAAGATTGAAGATGCTTGGCAATGCAGTAGTACCTCAGGTGGTGTATCAGTTGGGATTGGCAATGAAGGAGCTATGGGATGAAGTATGAGGTAGTCATAAAGCTAAATGCTAGTAGAAGGCCAACACTTGCAGAGGTAAACGACTTTCTCTTTTGCAGAATACGAGACAACAACCTTAAATATACTGTAAACACCAAGGCAGATCCTATGGAACTAACAAAGGAAAGCAATGACAAGAAGCCAACATGACTACTACCCTACGCCCTAT